GCGCGAGCTTGAGACCCGCCGACCGGGCCAATACAACGCCATCACCGGCATGTTCGTTGACCCGATCACCGGCGCTGCTCCTCTTAGCTTTGGCCCGTCTGTTCAGCCTATGGCCCCGATGGCGGCTGCACCGCTGACATACCCGACGCAGGGTGGCGGGCGTGACCGTGACGGAATGGGCGGCATGTCCTCTGGCGCTGGTACTGGTTCGTCTGGCGGCATGGGCGGATATACGGGCCTGCGCGACATGTTTGACGGCGGCGGTCCGGGAAAACCCGGAAAGACTTTTGAGGGTGGCGGGCGTGTGTCCGGCATCGCAAACGCGGCTGGCATCAGCCCGCGCGGCCCGCGTGACAATAAGGGAAGGAAGAAATAAATGGCAGGCGGATCAAACCCAAGACGTGTTGCAACGCCGTCTGCTGCGCCAGCCACTGTTCCCGCGGCAGTGGTTCGCCCGGCTCCTACGCCGTTTAACAGCACGCCTGTTCGCCCGGCTCCGATGCAAGCAACTGTCATGCCGCAGCCCGCAGCGCCGACGCAGCCGAACGTGTTCCAACAGTCGGCTGGCGCTTACACAGGCGCGATCAACGCTGCCAACGCGGCGGCGGCATTCCAGCCGCAGCGGGTCGGTGCAGAGCGTGCTGGAACAACCTTCGGATACACGCCGGACACGGTTGCGGCGCAAACTGCTTTCGGCGGCATCCAGCAATATTTCAATCCGTATGAGCAGCAGGTCATTGATCTGTCGATGGCTGATCTTGAACGCCAGCGCATGATGCAGACCGCGCAAATGGGCGCGCAGGCAACCGCAGCGGGGGCCTTCGGCGGCTCTCGTCAGGGCGTGGCTCAGGCTCTCACGAATGAAGCCTTCGCCAATCAGGGTGGCCAGCTTGCGGCTCAACTCCGCCAGCAGGGCTTCCAAACCGCACTCGGCGCGTCTCAGCAGGATGTCGCAAATCAGCTTCAGGCTGCTCTGGCAAACCAAGGTGCCCGCGCGTCTCAGGAGCAGTTTGCTCAAGGCACGCGCTTGCAGGCCCAACAAGCCAACCAGCAGGCTGCGGCACAAGCCGCGCAGGCAAACCAGCAGGCCGCATTGCAGGCCGCGAACCTGCGCCTGTCCGGCGCTGGCCAGCTTGGCAATCTGTCGCAGACCGGCTTCAACATGGGCCAGAGCATCACGCAACAGCAGATGCAGCAAGGCGCGATGCAGCAGGCCATCAATCAGGCTTTGATTGACGCTGGACGCAGCCAGTACGGCGGCTTCACGGGCGCGCCCGGTCAGTCGCTTAACGCTACATTGGCTGCCCTCGGCGGCGCGAATATGGGCCAGCAAACGCAGACGACGACGCAGCGTCCGGGCCTGTTTAACTATCTGTCGCTGGGTCTGGGGGCGCTGTAATGACGCCAGAAGAGTTCTACGGTCGCTTCCTTCCCTACGCTCAGGAGGTTTCTGAGCGCACTGGCCTTGACCCTCGCTTGGTCTTGGCTCAGGCCGCGCTTGAGACCGGGTATGGCAGAAGCGCGCCCGGCATGAACTATTTCGGCATCAAGTCGCATGGCCGCTCGGGCGGGCAGACTTTGCAAACTTCTGAGTTTGAAGATGGCCGCATGGTCAGCCAGCCTGCGTCTTTTCGCGGCTATGAAAGCCCCGAGCAGTCTTTTCAAGATTACGCTGACTTTCTTCTGAGCAACCCCCGCTACGGCGGCGTGCTGTCGGCTGTTGGCATTGAGGACCAGATCGCCGAGATGGCGAAGTCTGGCTATGCGACCGATCCGCAGTACGGGGCTAAATTAGCTAATATCGCCGGAAAGTTCGACCCGAACGCGGCACCAATGCCGGGGCCGAACGCGGCACCGATCATCTCGGCCAGCGCGACGGGCAACGCGGGCGGTTCAGCGTATGACGTGCCGTTTCGGCCTGCCAAGATGGACGATCCGTTTGAGGGCATGGGCCTGCTTTCTCGCTTGGCTGCATCCCGTGGCATCGCGCAGGACGCGGAGGCATCGCCCATCGCAAACCTGTTTAATATTCTGACGCAGAAAGAAGACCCGCGTTTGGCTGCACTGGCCAAGCAGCGTGGTGGTTTCTTCGGGCTTTTGGGGGGCTAAATGGCTATCACACGCGAAGACTTGATGCGCGCGGGTATCGGTACGGGCGGCATGAACCCCAACGTCATTCCCGTGCAGGACATGAGGATTGCTGGCCTGCCAGCGGCAGCCCCCATGCAAGCCGCGCCGATGCCTGCACAGGCAGCCCCCATGCAAGCCGCGCCGATGCCTGCACAGGCTGCACCTCAGCGCCAAGGCTTGCTCGGTGGCTTCTTTGGGCCGCAGGGTCGTGACGCACGTTCGCGTCTTGCCATTGCTCTGGAAGGCATGACGCTGAACCCTAATCAGGCGCTGATCGGGCAGTTGCAGCAAGGCATCGAAAGCCGTGAGACAGCAGCCCAAAAGAATGCCACAGCCGCTTGGCTGCGGTCACGCGGGCGTGATGATCTGGCGGCTGCGATGGAAGGCGGCTTGCCTGCGGCTGACGCGCTAAGAATTGCAATGGCACCTGCTGACCCAATGGCGGCGATCAACCTTGAAAAAGCACAGCTTGAATTGGATAAATTGCGCGGCCCGCAGCCCACGCTTACCGGCGATCAACTGACGGCAATCAATTCGATCCGCGACGACGTGCGCGCTGAATTGGCCCCGTTTGAGATTGTGAAGCAGGGATACGGGAACATCACAACATTCTATTCCAACCCGAATGCAACCAGTGACTACGCTCTTGCTGTCGCGTTTGCCAAAATCCTTGATCCCGGCTCAGTTGCCCGCGAAGGCGAAGTTGCCGCAGTGCAGAATGCTGGTGCGCGTATCCCCGCCCTTGGCCAAGCGTTGAGAAACGCTGTCACTGGCGAAGGTTCGTTGACGCCTGAAGTGCGGCAGCAAATTGCTGAGTTGGCCACTCAGATATATACTGAGCGATCTTCTGCGGCTCAAACTACACTGGGAAGATATACGGAATTGGCAAAGCAAGCAGGCGTGCCACCTGAGTTTATTTATTCAGGCGTCATTCCAGAAGCGCAAGCTGTCGTACCAGCAGTCGTCCCACCGTCGGCAGTTGCACTTGGGGTTGCCCAAGAGGATTGGGACTTGATGACCCAAGACGAGCGCAGAGCATTCATGGAGGGCCGATAATGGTTGAGATGACTGAAGCCCAGCGCAAAGCCGTTGAGGCTGCACGCGCACGCCGCCAGCAGAAACAGGCCGAAGTAGAGGCCGCCCCGCGTGAGCGCACAAGGACAGCCGCACAGGGTCTGACGCTCGGGACCGCTGATGAGATTGAGGCGGCAGCCCGCGCTGCGGCTACATCCGTTGCGTCAACGCTTGGCTTCAACGTCAATGATCGTTCGTATGAGGACGTTCTGAACGAAATCCGTGGAAACCTGAAATCTTACCAGCAGGCGCGCCCGCTTGAGGCTCTAGCATATGAGGCTGGTGGAGCTGCATTGCCAGCACTTGCCGCTGTTGCTGCCGCCCCGTTTACTGGCGGGACTTCGACTGCTGCGGTGGCCCCCACTTTGGGCCGCCTTGCTGGTCTTGGTGCGCTTGAGGGCAGCGCATATGCCTTTGGAACTGGCGAGGGTGGTTTTGCAGAGCGTGCATCCCGCGTCCCCGGCGGCGCGGTCACTGGCGCGATTGGCGGCACCGTGGCTGGCGGTTTGACGCGAGCCGCAGGTGGTGCGGTCAACGCGCTTACGGACGCAGCCCGGCGTGTCGTTGGCAATCGCGGATCGAGCGTTGTTGAAAACGAAATCCAGCGCCTTGCAAAGCAAACCGGCAAGACGGCAGATGAGATTGCAGACGACGTTCTGAATGGTCGCTTGCTTGCTGAAAACGAGACGATCCGTGCCGCAGTCCGAGCATACCGCGCTGGCGGTGGTGAGGCTTCAACCATTATCACGCAAGCATTGACCCCTCGCCCGGCGCAAACGCGCGGTCAGGCTATGGATGAAATCCGTCAGTATCTTTCCGATGTAAACGCGCCGAGTGCGCTTCAAGCGCAGCGGCGTGATGAGGAGGCGGTGGCAGCTGCACGCAGGGCGGCTTATGCGCCATTTAAAAACATTGAGGCACCTGATGAAGTCTCGCGCGAAGTGCTTTCGGCCTTAGAAGTGGTGCCAGAGGCGATCGGGGAAGTTAACAAAATGTTCCGTGGCCTTGTCGCAACAACGCCACCGGCGAGCGGGATCGGGCCTGCCAATGTAACATTCACTCGCCCGATCACAATGGACGAGGCGGAAAGGGTACGTCGCGCCATTAAAAACTCCGCAACGGCAGAATATCGCGCTGGCTATGGTGGGGCGGGCGACTCGTTTTCTGCGGCTGAAAAGTGGTTGCGCGGCGCTATCGATGCGGCATCTCCTGAACTTGGCGCAGTGCGAGCACAAGTGGCTAAAATTGAAGGGCAAAACAGAGCGTTTGAGGCTGGTCAAACTGCTTTGGCTGGGGACGTGAACGAGAAGCTGTTTGCGTTCTCCAAGATCACTGATCCTGATCAGATTGAGGCATATCGCGCTGGCCTCATGTCGTTCATTGAAAGCAAAATGACTTCGCCAAGCCGTCAAAGTTTCATGCGGAACCTCACTGATGAGACACTTAAAGAGGGCAAAATGTTGCGTGCCGTGTTGCCGCCCGATGCGGTAGACGATGTGCTGAGAAAAGTTGAAACGGCGTCAGAAGCGCAGGAAACTGCAAACAAGGTTTTGTTTGGCCGTCAGTCAGTTACGTCAGACACGACAGCAGAGCAGGCCCGGATTGGCATGGGCATTTCAGCGGGTGACCTTCTCGGCGTTATGAACTTTAGCCCAGACGCAATGGTCAACGTGGCGTCAAACATCGCCGCGCGTTTCACCCGCGATCTGACAGACGCAGAGCGCGCCCGCGTGGCCCGCATCTTGGTTTCGGAAGACCCGGACCTTGTTCGCCGCGCGATCAGCGATGAAGGCGCAATGGCAGCCCTTCAGCAGCGCGTTCAGGCATTGACGGCGGCGTCTGCTAGAGGCGCTGGCCGGGCCGGAACCGTGACAGGGGCGCAGCCGGGTGCTAATCTATCACAGCAGGCAATTCGCGGCCTTCTCGCACAATAACGGAGACACAGATGCAGCCGAAACGCCTGACGGACGACGAAATCCAGAACACCATCACAAGCTCCGTGCGCGAGGCCGTGGACTTCGTGGAAACCGAAGTCGCGCCAGATCGCATCAAGTCGCAGAAGTATTTTGACGGCAAGTCTGCGGTTGACTTCGAGGATGGCCGGTCGAGAGTTGTGGCGACCAAGGTGCGCGACACGATCCGGGCCATCAAGCCCGCGCTGATGCGTGTGTTCCTGCAATCCGACAAGCCGGTGGAATTCATCCCGAACACCCCGCAAGCCGTCATGGGTGCCGATCAGGCAACCAAATACGCCAAGTATGTCTTCGAGCGGAACAACGGCTTTCGCATCCTGTCGGACGTATTCCACGACGCGCTTATCAAAAAGGTTGGCGTGGCTAAGGTTTACTACGACGAGGTGCAGCACGTTGAGATTGACGAATACAGCGACCTGACGCCCGAGCAGCTTGCCTTTATCGAAAATGACCCGGAAAGCGAAGTTTTGTCGCAGGAAGAAACGATCATTGCCGAGGCCGTGATTGACGAGATGGGCATTGAAATCCAGCCGCGCATGGCCAGCTATAATCTGCGCGTTGCCCGCACGTCCACCAAGGGCCAGATCAAAATCCAGAGCGTTGCCCCCGAGGACTTCTTCGTGGATCGCATGGCCGTCAGCATTGACGACTGCTACGTCTGCGGCCACACCAGCGAAGCCCGCGTTGGCGATCTGGTGGCGATGGGCTTTGACTTTGAGACTGTCTACAACCTCGGCGGCGCTGCCGATGGCACGGTTGACGACGAAGAAGAAATGGCCCGCCGTGGCTGGGACGACACCGACGACGATGAAAACGCCGCCGATCCGTCCATGAGAAAGGTCCAATTCACCGAAGCCTACATGAAGATGGACATTGAAGGCACGGGCGTTCCGCGCCTTTACAAGTTCATCTGCGCCGGCAACGACTACGAAATCTTGGACTACGAACTGTGCGACTACATCCCGTTCGCCATCTTCGAGGTTGACCCGGAGCCGCACACCTTCTTTGGTCGTTCACTGGCCGAGATCGTGATTGAAGATCAGGACGCGGCAACGTCGCTTCTGCGCGGTCTGCTGGATGGTCTGGCGATGGCCAACAATCCCCGCGTGATGGCCGTTCAAAACCTTGTGAACATGGACGACCTTCTCAATAACGAGATCGGCGGTGTGGTGCGCGTCAAGGACATCAACGCCCTGCGTGAGTTCTCCATCGGCGGCGGTGCATCGGCGGCCCTGCCAGCCCTGCAATTCTACGACGAGTCGATCCGTGCCAAGACGGGCGTGACGGGCGCGGCTATGGGAATGGATGCGGATGCGCTGCAATCCCAGACTGCCGCTGGCGTCAATGCCGCCGTGCAGGCCGCCTCGGCTGTCTCTGAGTTGATCGCCCGCAATCTGGCCGAAGGCGGTATGCGGCAGATGTTCCGCCTGATCTCCCAGATCGCACGCGCCAACCCCAACCCCAACGAGATGATGCGGCTTGACGGCCAGTTTGTCCCGGTCGATCCGCGTTCGTGGACCAACGATCTGGATTTGGTCACCAACGTCGGCTTGGGCAACAATCGCCGCGAGGATCGGATTGCTGCCTTGCAAATGACCATGCAGACGCAGATGCAAATCTGGCAAGCCTACGGGCCGCAGAATGGCATCGTCACGATGACCGGCATCCGCAACACGCTGGCTGACATCTTGGGCATGGCGGGCATTCACAATGCCGACCGCTATTACAACCCGATGAACCCGCAGACCGAGCAAATGCTGATGATGCAGGCCGCACAGGCAGCGCAGGGCGATCCGTCTCAGCAGCAGCCGTCTGACCCCAATCAGGCGTTCTTGCAGGCCGAGCAGATGAAGATGTCGGCCCGCGTGCAGGCTGACATGGCCAAGACGCAGCTTGACGCACAGCGCCTGCAAATGGAAGATGACCTGAAGCGGGACCAGATGGCTCAAGACTTGGCTTTGAAGGCCGCTGAGCTTCTTGCTAAAACCGGCGTTCAGCTTGATCTGAATGCTATCAAGCGTGAACAGCAAATGCCGAGGATGCCATTTGTCCCTAATCAAACAACGGGCTTCTGAAGCCAAAACCCTCCTCGCCGATCACGTTTTCCAAGCCGTGATCGGCGAAATCCGCGATGATGCAGTGGGGGTGTTTTTAGACGCAACCTGTGATATAAACAGGGTCGCGGCGGCACACGAAAGTGTGCGCGCCGTTCAACTCATACTCGACGCCCTTCAAGCGCGACTAGACGCCGAGGCCGTTGAGGCAAAACAGGATCGGGACCGTGCAAACGACTGATACACTCGAAGCGGCTGTTGATAGCCTGCTTGCTCCTATGAACGACGAACCGAAAGCCCAACCCGAAACGGCGGCAGAGGAAGAGGTCGAGGACGAAACTGAAGCGGATTATGAAGGCCAAGAGGCCGATGCCGCAGACAATTCCGAGGACGACGGCGAAGAGCCTGACACCGAGGATGATGAGGATGAGGAAAGCGAAGAAACCGACGCTCAAGAGACGCCAACGACCTTTTCTGTCAAAGTTGACGGCAAGGAAACGCAGGTCACCCTCGATGAGCTAAAGCGGTCCTATTCGGGAAATGCCTACATCCAGAAGGGAATGCAGGAGGCCGCCGCTGTCCGTAAGGAAGCAGAAAACCTCTACTACACCCTTCAAAACGAGCGACAGCAGTTTCTTGCGACGTTGGAAAATGTGCAACAGCAAGGGATTATGAAGGCCCCGCAGGCTCCTGATATTCGAATGCTTGACAGTGATCCCATCGGATACATGCAGGAGAAGGCGAAATACGAAATCAAGGCGCAAGAGTTTCAGGCGCAGCAACGGCAACTTCACGAGCAGGCACAGCGTCAATCGGCGCTTCAAGAGCAGGCTCGTCAAGTGGAACTGCAAGAGCAGGCCCGCCGTTTGACTGAAGCCATCCCTGAGTTTGCCAACCCTGAAAAGGCGGCTGCACTCAAGGCGAACCTCGTTGGCTTTGCTTCGAAGTACGGGCTTTCGGCTGAAGAAGTGGCAAGCACAGTCGATGCTCGCCTCGTGCAAGTCTTGTATGACGCTTATCGCTACAATCAGCTTTCAGCGGTAAAGGCTCAGGCTAAAAAGCCCGAACCCCCGCGCAACGTGAAGCCGATGCCGCGTAAGCCTGCACCTGATAAAGTCGTTCGTGATCGACAGATGAAGGCCGCAAAGAGATCAGGGAAGCCAGAGGCTTTTATTGATCTTCTTTTCCGTTAAACCCTGAAAGGACGACATCATGGCACAGCCAACCAATACCCTCGACTCCTACGACGTTCGCGGTATCCGCGAAGACCTTTCCGACGTGATCTATGATATTTCGCCGGAAGAGACCCCCTTCTACACCGCTTGCGCTAAGGCAAAAGCGACCAACACGCTGCATGAGTGGCAGACCGACGCACTGCGTTCGTCGGGCGACAATGCTCACATCGAAGGCGACGACACCATCGCTGAAGCCCGTTCGGCCACTGTTCGCTTGAACAACCGCACGCAAATCTTCAAGAACAGCGTCGTCATCCCCGGCACCGATCAGGGCCTGAACAAAGCCGGTCGCGCACGCGAAATGGCCTATCAGGTTCTGAAGATTGCCAAAGAGCAGAAGCTGGACATCGAAAAGGCAATGTTTGCTAACCAAGCAAAAGTTGCTGGTGACAGCACGACCGCGCGCCGCATGGCTGGCGTTCCGGCTTGGCTGACCACCAACACCAACTTCCAATCCGGTTCTTCGGGTGCTGACCCCACCGGCGACGGCTCCAACGCCCGTACCGACGACGGCACCCCGACTGCATTCTCGCAGACCAAGTTCGACGCTGTTATGCAGTCGATCTGGGTCTCGGGCGGCAAGCCGGACAGCGTGTACCTGTCGGCGTTCCAGATGAACCTCGCTCTGGGCTTCACTGGTAACAACAACCAGCGTTCGAACATCACGGCTGAAGCTGAGAAGGTCATCAAGCACATGGCCGTCTACGTCACCCCGTGGGGCACTGTTGAATTCAAACCGACCCGCGAAAACCGCGCTCGGGACGTGTTCATCATGCAGGACGACATGTGGGCCGTTGGCGTTCTGCGTGCGACCAAGAACGAAGAGCTGGCCAAGACCGGCGACAACGAGAAGCGTCAGGTCGTCACCGAACTGACCTTGGTCTGCCGGAACGAAAAGTCCTCGGGCGGCATCTACGACAACACCACCTCGTAATCGTGATGGGGCGGGCTTCGGCTCGCCCCTTTCCTCATCTCATGGCTGAAGGAAAATCCCATGCCCTCAAATTACTTTGAGAACTACGGCATCGTCACGGTCACGTCTGCGACTGTCACGATCACCGACGAGGCTCACGTTGGCCAGCGCGTTATCTTCAACCGCGCTGCCGGTGTGACCGCAACCCTGCCGGAAGCTACCGGCTCGGGCAACCGCTACGAGTTTATCGGCCTTGCCGATGCCTCGGGCAGCCAGATCATCAAGGTCGCCGACTCGACCGACGTGATGATGGGCACCGCCTATCTGGGCAACGACAGCGCAGGCGCTTCGTGCTTCTATACCGCAGATACCTCGGACACCATCACGCTGGATGGATCGACCCGTGGCGGCCTCAAGGGCTGGCGTGTAGTCCTTGACGACATCGCTGCCAACACTTGGGCAGTCGTGGTCATGTCGGAAGCCTCTGGAACGGAAGCAACGCCGTTCTCGGCCACCGTATCGTGATAAAAGGGGGGCGGGGAAACTCGCCCCTTATTTCAAAATGATGGAATATCGCGTAACATGTGAGGGAATATTCCGGGGCGGTGTTCGCTATCGTCGCGGGCAAATCCTACGGATGCCGCCGGAAGTGGCGGATGTTATGCGTTTGGCCTACCCTAATTTGACCTTTGAGGACGCCCATGTCGAAGATCGCGGAGAGAATGTTCGAGGAGGACGGGAAGATCATCGTGCAGCAGACGCACGACTTCAACCCGGTTCTGGAACGAGCGAAGGCCCTAAAAAGCGCCGGGGCGGACAGCTTCGGGGAAAGCAAGCTGGTGGGCTTGGTGCCGATGAAGGTCTGGGCTGAGTGGGCTAAAAAATGGGGCGTCAATCCCAATGACGCAGCGGCCATGCGTGAAGTCGTTGCCCGCGAAATGAACAACAGCGACAATGCACATTTGCGTGTTTGGGAAGGGCGCTATTGAGATGGACGTTATTGAATCTGTCATGAAGTGGATCGTGGCCCCCGTGGCCGCCTTTGTCTGGCTCATGCACCTTAAACAACAAAGCCATGCCACCGATATTGAGGTGTTGAAAGCCCAAGCGGCGGCCACCACTAAGGCGCATGATCTTGAAATGAAGAACCTTCAGACCCTGATCCAGAAGGTTTTTGACAAGCTGGACAAGATCGAAGAGAGCCTTCGCAAATGAAAATCAACCGAGCAACGGTCGATCTGGTTAAGGAATTTGAGGGCTTCAGTGCGAAGGCCTACAAGTGCCCTGCTGGCATCTGGACAATCGGATATGGCACCACGGCTGCCGCCAACGTCGGCATCACGCCGAAGAGTGGCATGACGATCACGCGCAGCGACGCCGAGGGCTACCTGCACGCGGCCCTAGAGAAATTCTCCAGCCAGATCGAAGATGCCATTACCGCCCCGATCAATGAAAACGAGTTCGGGGCCTTTGTATCTCTGGCCTACAACATCGGGCCGGGTGCCTTCCGCAAGTCATCTGCCCTGCGCCTGTTTAACGAGGGCGACAAGACCAAGGCTGCCAACGCCCTGCTTCTTTGGAACAAGGCGGGCGGCAAGGTGCTGAGGGGTCTGACGCGCCGCCGTGAGGCCGAGCGCAAGCTGTTCTTGACGCCTGTAGGCGGTGAGTTTGAGGGCCGCACAAGCGTGGCACAATCGACGACCATGCAGGCATCTGCCGTGCAGATCGCCTCCGGCGCTGGCGCTGGCATTGCCGCCGTCGGCGCGCTGGATGGGACTGCACAGATCGTCGCGCTGGTGTTCGCGGGCGTTGTCGTGCTTGCGGCCATGTGGGTCATGCGTGAGCGCCTAAAGAAGTGGGCGGAGGGCGTGAGATGATCTGGTCATTGGTGCTTCTGGTCTGCGACGGCACGATGTGCGTTGCCATGAGCGGACCAATCACCAAGACAGAGGAAGAATGTTTCGCGTCCGTCAAGGAAAACGTAACATTCGTTCAAGACCAGTACGGCCTGTCTGAGGTCGTGTCATACAAATGCATTCCTTGGGGAAGTGAAGCATGATCTTCGCACGCCTGAAAATGTGGGCGATGGGGTTTGGCCTCATCGTGGCCGCGCTGGCAGCAAGCTGGTTTAGCGGCAGAAAGTCGGCTCAGGCTGACGCCAAGCAAGAGGAGCTTGAGGGCTATGTCGAAACGCGAAAGCGCATGGACGAGATTGGCCGCATGTCTGATGCTGACGCTGCCCGTGAGTGGCTGCGTGAGCGCGGTAAACACTGATGCGGTCTGCGCCGGGACCGAAGCGGCGCGGACGGATCATGCGGCGGCATTGGCTCACGATGGTGGGCCTCTATCGGTTATCACGGGCGCGCATCTGATCCGCTTGGTTGACGCGGGCTGCGGATATGACGCCTAGACAACAAGAGGCCGTCGAAGCCTTCAAGCGCACGGGCAACGTGGCCGAGGCTGCGCGCGAGATTGGCATAAATCGCCGCGACATGCAGAGAATGTTGAATCGCGCCGGATTCACGCCGGATGTCAGGGCAGATTATCGCATTGATCCCGCCATCGCTGACAGCATGGCAGCCGTCGGCACCAACATGATGCCGTCGCTGGCGTGGGTGAAGGTTCCGGCCAAAGACGATGAGCCGGGCTATTCCGTCATGCTGCGCCCCGAAGGTGAGCCGCCAGAGGCCGTCGCAGAGCGCATAAGGGCGGCTCTAGAGGGCATGGTCGCGTCTGAGCCTGTGGTGGCCCCGGAAACCGTCATGGCCGATCTGTGCGCCGTCTATCCGCTGATGGACGCCCACGTCGGCATGCTGGCTTGGGGCCGAGAGACAGGCGCGCAGGACTATGACTTGGCGCACGCGGCCAAAGACATGCGGCACGCCTTTGCAAAGGTGCTTGCGCTTACGCCAGCCGCCGAGCAGGCGATCCTGCTGATCGGGGGTGACTACTTCCACAGCGACGACACCAGAGCCGAGACGCCAGCCAACCGCCACAGGCTGGACGTTGACGGGCGCTTCTGGAAGGTTCTCGACGTTGGCATCGGCATTATCGCGGAAACGGTCCACCAGCTTTTGCAAAAGCACGCCAGAGTGCTGGTGCGCGTCCTGCGCGGAAACCACGACCCGCACTCCAGCATGACGCTGAACTTCGCGCTGGCAGAGCGCTATCGCAACGAGCCTCGGATCACAGTCGAGAAAGAGCCACGCGACCTGTTTATGCTTCAATGGGGCAGGTGCGCGATCTTCGCCCACCACGGGGACAAGGGCAAGCCGCAGCAGATGGCGTTATATCTCTCAGATGTCTGCACGTTCTGGTCGCAAACACGCCACCGCCACTATCTGACAGGCCACGTCCATCACGATCAGGCCAAAGACTTCGGGCCTCTTCGCTGGGAAAGCCTGCGTGCTTTCTGCCCGCCTGATGCTTATGCCGCTGGCATGGGTTACGGCGCGAGGCGCGCCTTGCAGTCGATCACGTTCCACAAGCAGGACGGGCTTGTCTTGCGCGCGCTTGACCCTATTGACAGAGTTTCGGAGTAATCGCGAGGGGCGCTCTGGTGAAAATGAGCCGTAGCGCAGTCTGATCTTCGACCAACACAAAGCCACCCGTGACGGTTTCTTGGATGTGTTGCGCCCCTCGCAATTGGTTTTAGCGGCTCAGCTTAACGCCTGCAACCGCTTTTCGTTCTGAATTCGCCGCAAGGTACGCTCGACCGCCGCCGGGCTGGCGGACAGCTTGACCTTTGGCTTTGTCTCGCCGTCAGCGATGTCGATCCACACTTTGCTCTTGGGACTGACCCGTTGCGGTGAAAACGGGTGCATCGGCAATGTGATCCCGAAACGCTCACAGGCTGCTGCGATGCTTGATCGGTGCATCCCGTAATGATTGGCTGTTAGGCTCAGATGCCAGCCTTGGTCTTTGGCTGCTTGGATCATGTCACGGGTGATTAGTCGTCTCGGCGGGGCCATTCGGCTTGGTCCTTTATTCTGTTGATGGTGTCTAGATTTTGGCGGGCAAGATACTCAATCAGCAAAAGCTGTTCCTCAGTCACCCACCACGCAGGGAGCTTGACGAAGCCAGCCAGCCTCAACGCCCTCGCTCCGGAGCTGTTGGAGGGGTCACGCGGCATCGTATTCCTGCCAATTTGTGATTTCAGTGGGCGGCTCCCCGTGCCTAATGGTAATGCCTACGGGCCAGAGTTTCAGGACC